CCATTAAAAGTTATGTTTATAGATCAAGAAGCCGAATGGCAAAACGTAATTGACTATATGCATACCGTAATGGAAGACAAACGAGTAGACCCAATGTGGATGCAAATACCTTTTAAGATATTTAATTCAACTTCAAACGAGAATCAATGGATTACGGCTTGGGAACACGGAGCGGAACATATGCGTCCATACGTTGATTATTCTATAAAAGAAAACAAATATGGAACTGATAGGTTTTATGAATTGTATAACGCAATATTTAAAACTGAGTTTCCAAAGACTAGAAGTTGTTTACTCGGCGGAGTGCGTAGTGAGGAAAGCCCGAGACGTCACGTTGCTATGACACAAGACGCAACTTATAAATGGATTACGTGGGGAAAAAAACTTAATCCTAAACTAGACCATTATACATTTTATCCAATATACGATTGGAGTTACACAGACGTATGGAAATCTATTCACGATGAGAATTGGAGTTATTCAAAAATATACGACTATCAATATATGTACGGTGTCAATATAAGAAATATGAGAGTCAGTAATTTGCATCACGAAACGGCGATTGAATCTTTGTTTTATTTACAAGACATAGAGCAAGATACTTGGAACGCTTTAACCAAAAGAATGAGCGGAATAAGTACTGCCGGTAAAATGAACAAAAAAGATTATTTCATTAAAGAGCTACCGTTTATGTTTAAAGATTGGGAAGAGTATAGAGATTACTTAACCGACAAATTAATTGACAAAAAGAAAGACCGGGAACGTTGTTTTAAAAAATGGCAACAATTAGATAAACAATATGTAAATCTTAACGGCAAAGAGAAATTAACCCGGACGATGATTAATACAATTTTATCAAACGATTACCACGACTTTGTTAAAATAAGAAACTTTACTGAAAGACCAGATTTAATGTGGTGGCGTAAACATAATGAAACGGGTATCGAAAACAAATACACAATAAACAATAAATGGATAAAAAGATAATAACCGGAAGACTAGGTAAAATGTTAACACAAGAATTTGACCAATCTAACGATAAGATTGAATTTATAGAATGTGTTAAAGATTTTTTACATAGTATTAGTCCGCTTAAAGAACAACCTGTAAACAACGTTAAGTGGGTAGATATAGATAAAGTCCAAGCAAACGATTACAACCCTAATACCGTTGCTAAAATCGAAATGAAACTATTGCACACGTCTATAAGTCACGACGGTTATACTCAACCGGTTGTTACAATTTACGATGACGTAAAAAAGAAGTATATAATCATAGATGGCTTTCACAGATATTTAACGTGCAAAAGCTATGACGACATACGAGAAAAAAATTTGGGCAAATTGCCAATAGTCGTTTTACAAAAAGACATTAACGATAGGATGGCGTCTACTATAAGACACAATAGAGCAAGAGGCAAACACTCAATAAAAGGAATGAGTAATATAGTTTTCGGAATGCTAGACAACGGTTGGGACGATACCGCAATATGTGAGGAACTAGGAATGGAAGCCGAAGAGTTAATTCGATTAAAACACATTACCGGTTTCAGTAAGTTATTTGCCGATGCGAAATACAAAAATGCTTGGGAACATAAAAAACAATTACAAATTAAAAAACAATACAAAGATGAACATAACGAAAATCCCATTGTCTGAGATTAAACCTTATTGGCGTAACGCTAGGAAAAACGACAAAACCGTTGAAGTTTTAAAACAAAGTATAAATTCTTACGGATTCAATCAACCTTTGGTTTTAGATCAAGAAAACGTTATTATAACGGGACACGCTAGGTATCGAGCTTTAATGCAATTAGGACATACCGAAGCTCCTTGTATAGTCACAGACTTGAGTCCACAAAAAGCAAAAGAATATAGAATAGCAGACAACAAAACACACGAGCTTACAATTTGGAATAACGATGACTTAATGGTAGAGCTTAGAGAAATCGGTAACGTTGAAGAAATGCAAACCTATTTTGAAAACATTAGTCTAAATAATTGGCTTGACGATTCCGTTGGTTTTAACCTTAACCCGGTTACTTATGAAGACGTGGAAAAAAAGAAAAACGAACTTGAAAATAAATACGATTTTAACGAGGAGGAAAACATTAAAAAATTTAACACTATATTATGCCCTCATTGTTTAGAAGAGATTGAAATAAACAAAAATGATTTTTAAATGAATTTAGCATTATTACACCCCTGCCCAATTTGTATAAGTGTAGCAATAGTAAGCTACATAGCTTATAAGAAAATTACAAAAAGTGACACTATAAAAAAGAAATAATATGTATTACAAACACAACGCTTTTGAAAACCAAATATTTGATTCGTACCGACAAAAGGCAAAAGCTATTACGGATGCGATAGAACTTTTAAAAGAACACAATTATAGAATAATAGACTTAGAAGATAATTGGATACAAAAAGAAAAAACAAAATATAAAGATGAATAAAACTAAAATACAAAAAGAAGCTATGCTTGAAGCTTTGGAGACACAACTTGGAATAGTATCCGGAGCTTGTGGTAAAGTAGGCATTAGTAGACAAACACATTATCGTTGGCTTGAAGAGGATGAGGATTACGCAACAAACGTTAAGTCTTTAAAAAACTTTGCACTAGACTTTGCAGAAAGTAAATTGCTAGAATGTATAAAAGACAAACGAGAAACTTCCATAATTTTTTATTTAAAAACGCAAGGTAAAAATAGAGGTTACGTTGAACGTCAAGAAATTGACACAGGTGATAATAATAAATTTAGAGTTGAAGTTTACGATTTTGCAAATGAAGAAAATAAAGACGAACATAGTTTGGAATCACTTAGAGAAAAGTACAAAGAGAATAGTAATTGAGCAAGGCGGTACACGTTCCGGGAAAACTTACAATATTCTTATGTGGCTTATTTTTAGTTATGCTTTAAACAATACTAAAAAAACAATTACAATATGTCGTAAAACATACCCGGCTCTTAGAGTATCGGCAATGCGAGATTTTATTGAAATACTTAGAAACTATAATCTATACGATGACAAAGCCCACAACAAATCTTCAAGTGAGTATAGACTAAATGGAAACGTTGTTGAATTTATAAGCTTAGACAGTCCGCAAAAGGTACGTGGACGTAAAAGAGATGTGCTATTTGTTAACGAAGCAAACGAACTTAATTGGGAAGATTGGCAACAACTTGTATTCAGAACAGTTGGCAAAATTATATTAGACTATAATCCGTCAGACGAATTTCATTGGATATATGAAAAAGTAAAAACCCGTGAAGACGCTGACTTTTATATTACGACCTACAAAGACAACGGATTTTTAGAGCCAAGCATTGTAAAAGAAATTGAATTACTTAGATCAACGGACGAGAATTATTGGAGGGTTTATGGTTTAGGTCAAATTGGTAGCTCCTTAGCTATAATCTTCAAACCATTGCTAGTGGATAGTATTCCGCAAAACGCATCGTTTGTTTCATACGGAATGGATTTTGGTTACACAAATGACCCAACAACATTAATTGCTATTTTTAAATCCGATACTAATTTGTATATTAAAGAGCATATTTATAGAACAGGAATGACGAATCGAGACATACACAACGAGCTTACAAGATTAAAGGTTGGTAAACGTGACGAGATATTTGCAGACTCAGCCGAGCCAAAAACTATTGACGAGCTTTATAGATTCGGTTGGAACATAAAACCTAGCACTAAGGGACGCGATTCGATTAACATTGGAATAGATATGTTAAAACGTTTTACAATAAACATCACAAAAGATTCACTTAATACAATTAAAGAATTTAGAAACTATAAATGGGCAGAAGACAAAAACGGTATTATATTAAACAAACCGGTGGACGCTTTTAATCACAGCATTGATTCAATCCGTTACGGAATCTACAATAAATTGGCAAGACCTAATTATGGAAAATACGCAATCCGATAACCCGGAAGCAAAACTTTGTCAAGGTTGTAATAAAGGAATAAAATATAAAACCGGCAATAAAAAAAACGGTTTTGTTTGGTATTGTTACAATTGCGGTGATATGGAGTATCACGTTGAAAATTAGGATTTTACATATAAATTTCGTAACTTATAGTTATGAGAAAAAAAACCTACTTACAATTTAGAAACTACGTGGACGACCACGTTAACGACTTTTTAGAAGACAAAGATATTAAAAAAGCTTGGAAGCTTTATAACTCTGACGATTCTAAATATAA